CTCCAGGAGGAGGTGGTGGTAACTCTAATAGTAGCAGTAGTAGCGGAGGCAAATAATGAATTTCTTAGCACAAAACCCTTTAAGAAGGGAAGAAGAAATGAATGTTCAACCTAACTATATTAGAGGTGGTCAACCTGTACAACAAGGAACTACTTTAACTGATAAAGCAATGGGTATAGTTGCACCTAAAGTAATGGAATCAGCAATGACAGCTGGAACTAATGCTTTAGCTACTGCACCTTTAACTGCAGGATTAGGTACAGCTGCAGGAGGCACTGCGGTTACTGGAGGAATGGGAACCGCTATGAGTGCGTTAGGGGGACCTTTTGGTGCATTAGCAGCTATGTATTTATTACCTAAGTTATTTAAAGATGGAACAACAAGTGTACCTGAGATGGACTATGGTCCTGATCCTTTAGCGGGATACATGAATGGAACTAACTATGTAGGTTATAATCAAGGTACTAACATGGCTTATGCTGGTGGTACTGATAGTGTCCCTGCTATGTTAACTCCAGGTGAAGCTGTTATACCAGCTGCCGCCGCACAGAACCCTAATAATAAACCAGCTATAAACGCTATGGTTGCTGAAGGCAGACAAGCTAATGCTGTTGCTAATAATTTAACAGAAGAAATGCCTCAAAAACCTATGATGGGTCCTTTGTCAGGTAAGTCTCATAGGGAAGAAATGAAATTGCTACAAGATATGTCTTTAAAAAAGAAAGCTTGGGAAGCAGAAGAAGCAAGAAAGCAAAAAGCTTTTGAACAGAAGTATGCTCATAACGATATGAAAGCCATGTTAAGTATGAGACAATCATAGGAGTATTTAAAATGGCTAACGTTAAGTTTACTAAAGAAATTGATGAACAAATAGTACTTATAGCAAAAAAATATGGACTTAAACCAAACGATTTAAGAGCTATAGTGCAAATTGAATCTAAAGGAGATCCTTACGCTAGCTCACGAGATTCTACTGCTGAAGGCCTTATGCAATTTGTAGATAATACTGGAAAAGATTACGGATTAAGAGGTGATGATAAGTTTGATATCATTAAAAACTTAGATGCAGGCGCTCGTCTTATGCGAGATAATAAAAATTCTTTTATTAAAAAGTTTAAAAGAGAACCTACTGCAGGCGAGCTTTATTTTGCTCATCAACAAGGATTTACTGGATCTAGTAGAGTATTAGATGCGGATAAGGATGCAAATATATTAACCGTACCTGGAATGACTGCCAAAAAAGTTGAGGATAATGGTGGAAAAACATCTATGACCGCAGGAGAGTTTGCTAACAAGTGGATAAATAAGGCAGACGAACTTGCAAATAATATGAATGTTGAATATATAAATGTTCCTTTAAGAACTTCTAACTCGCAGCAAGCTAGATTTTTAAATACAGAAAAACCTAAGTTAAGACCAGATAATTTAGAAGTACCAGTTGAGCCCACAGTTAATACTCTTGTTCCACAACAAACTAGTATTCCTCAAATGAGACCTGATAATTTACAACAACCAAATATACCTCAGTTAAGGCCAGACAACTTATCTATTCAAGAACAAGAAGTACCTCAACCTCAAAGTTTTGGTCAAGCATTTAGTCAAGCCAGACAACAACATGGTGGTGATGGTGGTGTATTTGAATGGAATGGTAATAAGTATACTACTGATATTGCTAAAGAGGTTCCAGCAGTAGCTGAACCAATGTTTCCCAGAGAAGAGTTCGTTCCAACAGTACCCCCTAGAGTTGCAGACGTTCCTGGTGATCGTAGTGGTGTACCTCCTTTTCAAGGTATTAAATTGGAAGAACTAGGATTTAACAGCGGTACTACTAGTGTACCTGGATATAAAGATGGGTCTAACTTTATTTCTAATTTCTTTAGTAAGTATTTTACTCCAGAAGTAGTTAAGCAACAAAATCAAATGCTACAAGAACAAGAAATTATTAATTCTGTTTTAGACAAAAATATTTTAGATCAAGAAAATAAAGAAAAAGCTATAATGGAAGCTGCACAAATTAATGCACAAAGAAATGCTCCAGCTGTACCTAAACTTCCTGATGAAAAAATAATATCTGCTCCTATAAAACTAGGTGTAAATGATTATACAAATCAAGGAATTAGCTTAAATCCACCTACAGAATATGCCGATGTAGAACAAGCTAGGCGTTTAAAACAGTCTATTATAGATAATAGTATAGCAGATGGTAGTTATGGAGACCCTCAAGCAGGTTATAGTCAACAACCAATACCAATGGTTGTTAATGCAACTCCACCAGGATATGATTCTGGACCAGTAGGAACTAGTGTTAATGCAGTACCTCCTGGATACGATGCAGGACCTGTGGTAACTAGTGTTAATGCTGTGCCACCTGGATATAATGCAGGACCTTCAGTTATACCTTTAGCGGAGCAATTTCCAACCCCAGGTAATGACTCAATGTATGTTCCTGAAAATAATACTGTTAGTTTATTTGACTCAAAAGGTATTCATATACCATCTGGATTAACTTTAGATGAAATGGATATAGATCAATTAAAAATACTAGTTAACAATGTTCAAGGTGATGTTGATTCTGTTATGATTCAAAAAGAAATAATGAAAAGAGTTAACCAAGATTATACTAATGCTCAAGATATGGCTAACCAAGAATTACAAAAAGATGGTGCTGTTAGTAATTCAACTTTAAAAACTTTAGACAATGTAAAAACAGAAATTGCTAGGCAAAAAGAAATTGAAACAAATTTAGTGTTTCAAGATGATTGGGAAAACAGAAAAAAGATAAGAGATAAAAATAGAGCAGAAGAATCATATGCTAAAGATCTTAATAAATATAAAGAACACAATCTTAATCTTGATAAAAAAGTACCTCCAGTAAAAGAAAGTATTACTGAAGCTAATAAAATGGGTATTGTAAACGAAAAATTAGTTCCAGAATCTGATAATAAACAAGTTAATAGTAGTACTTCTTCTTTAGTTAGTGAAACTGGTTTAACTTTGAAAGAAGGAATAGTTCTAAATTCTAAAGGTGAAGAAGTAGGTAATCCACCTTCTCCTCCTCCGGAAGCTAAAAATAAAATAGAAGGTTTACTTAAAGATTATTTTGGTTTAGAAGGTAAAGACATAGTTAAAGCTTTAGGTTATTATTTAATGTCTCGTGCAACAGGTGCTTCTCACGCAGGTTCTATGCGATGGGCTGGTGGTGTTGTTCTTGATAGTGCAGCTAAGAGAGAAGCTAAAGAAGATAAACTTGAAGCTAAAAATGCTAAAGATAAAGATACAATAGATTCACTTGTAAAAGCAGGTTATACTAGAGCTTCTGCTGAGTCTTATGTTAAAACTAAATTAGATGATGTGCTTGTTAAGAAAGGTTCAACAGGTATGGGTATAACTAAAGGTGATATTAAACGCATTGCTGTAGAAGGCATTGATGGTTATAGTAATCAAACTATATACCAACAAACACGTAAGCTTTCTGACGGTAATGAAGTAGAAATAGTTAGATATTTTGATCCTGTAGAAAAAACATATAAAGAAGTTAGGTTGCAAGAATTTGAAAACGCAATTATAGCTAGTGGTGGTAGTTTAAATATGACTCCATTTTCACAAAAAGATATGGCTAAATTAAGTCAAGAATTTGTAGGTACAATAACAACTCAATTATCTTCTAAATTAGATGAAAATAATAAAGGGTTAATAGGTAACTGGACATCTTCTTTAAATAGATATTTTCAAGATCAAGGCTACGATATGACTGACCCTAGGATTACTTCTTCCCTTGCTGATTTATCTTACAAAGCAGCAGATAGAGCTATAGCTTTTCAGGCAGCAAATAAAGGGAAAAAAGTTAACGACCTTTCCTCTTTTGTAAAAACTATGCAATTAGAAGCTACATCTATGACAGCTAATGATTCTGTATGGTTAGCTAAAAATGATAAACAAATACCACAAGATAAATTAGCAGAGTTAAATCAAGTAATGTTTAATGAAGCTGAAGGTAATTTATCTGAAGTCAAAGCCGCTTTTTTATCTTATATAACAGAATTTAAAACTTTAGATGAAAGTGAATTGTTAAGGCTACGACCTGAAAAGAATGAAAATAAATTTTATGTCTATTTGAGAGATCAACTAGGATTATAAGGAGCTAACATGGCGGAATCAAGACTATTACAAAGACTACGTTCACAAGGGTTATCACCTGTATATGAAGGAAAACCTGTAAAAGATACAGATATTTCTTTAATAGATGCAGATACTCCTGTGGTTGATGGAGAGTCTATACGTCTTCCTGGTGGAGTAGACGCTCCAGAGGTTTCTCACTTTAATCCAACTACATTTAAATATAATAGAGGCGAGGTTGGTGGTCAAGAGATCACTGACCGAACCGCTGAGATAATAAAAGAAGGTAATTATACTAAAAAAGCACCAGAGTATACTTCAGGTGGTAAACAATTATATGGTGCTTATGGTAGACCTATAACAAACCTAGCTAATGAACAAGGTCAGGGATTAAGTGAAAAATTATTATATACAGGAATAGTTTCACCTAATGCCTATGCAGATGATTATAGTCAAACAATTTCTTCTGTTGGTAGATTAGATAGGGTACAAAGAAAAAATCAAGGCAAACAAAATAGAGATGATTTATTAATAGAGTCTCTTAATGAAATAGAAAACAGAACAAGAAAAGCTTTTTATGGAGATGAAGTTGGAGCTAAAGGCACAGCTGCTACTGAAAAATTATTTGATCCCAGATATCACTCAGGTACTTCATTTACTAATTATAATAGAAACTTTGAAAATGAAATTAAAGGTTTTCAACTAGATGATGCTTGGGATGTTGGTTCTGATAATGCTTGGCAAGCAGTTTATACTTCTGCAGGAATAATTGGTCAAGTAACTGGTTGGGATACTTTAGAACAATTAGGTTTTGGTAATGCAGAGAGATTAGAAAGAAAAATAAAAGATGCAGGATATTTACGTAACACTAATATGTTTGATTCTAAAACAGGTGAATATACCTTAGAAGGATTTACTGGTTTTATGGATTGGGCAAGCACTAATCTTGTTCAAAGTTTACCTATAATGGGTACTACTATGGTTTCTGTTTTAGCTGCTCCCGCAACTTGGGGAACTTCTTTATCTGTACCTGTTTCTATATACACAGGTATGAATTATAATGATCAGGCTGAAGGTGAAAAAGATATTAGTAAGGCATTAAGTTATGGTGCTTTACAAGCAGCATTAGATGTTGTTGGTGTTAAGCTAGGTGGAGCTGTTGTTAAAAACTTTTTTACTTCTCCGGCAGCACGTAAATCTGTTGTAGCTAAAGTAGCTTCTGCTAACAATATTAAATTATCTACAGCAGAAAATATGTTAACTAAAGCTATGCGAGGTCAATACAGTAAAGCTATGGACTTAACTAAGGCTCAGTTATTAGCAATGGTAAAAACTAACCCTCAAATAGCAGCAGGTCTAGGCATATCAATGGGAGTTAACGGAACTATAGAAGGTGTTACTGAAGCTGGTCAAGAGATTCTTTCTGTTATGGCAACTAGTGGAGATTTAGATTGGGAAAACCCAGAATTTAGAAATAGATTATTGAATGCATTTGCCGCAGGTGGTACACTTGGTGCAGGCTTTGGTGGATTTGAGTCAGGAACATTAGCAGAAATTAACTTAAAATCAGGCTTATCAAAATCTACAACTAAAACATTAAACCAAATATCTGCTGACATAGATAATGAAACTATGGGACCTTTTAAAGAAAATAATGGACTAGGTCAGTCAGGTGCTTTAACTAGTGAGCAAGCTTTTGATTGGGTACAAAATAACAGTCCTGAAGATAAAGAAGTCGATCCTTATAACAATTCAAATTTATATGAAAGAGCTAAAGAGAAACGTAAAAATAAAGATGGCTTTATAGATTCTTCATTTAAAAAGTTTAGATCTTTATATGCAGGTAATGTTGAACAAAGCTTAAGGCCCTTTCAAGGCAATGGTCCTTATATGGATAGACTTATATCTCCTTTCTTAGGAAACCGAGCAGGACCTACTATTGAAAAAGAAAGACAATTAATTATAGGTAAAGTAGCAGACAAAGCAGAATTTTCAGAAAGAATTGCTGTAGGTGCTTTAGGTTATAGGAACGCTCAGGAATTTGCTGAGTTTCACTTAAATGAAAAAAGAAATCCTTTTATATCAAAGATAGTACAAGACGCTACTAAATCTGGAGTAACCGTTAATTCATTAATTGAGAATTCTAATTATATTGATTCTTTGGTAAAAAAAGGGTTAACTAAAGATTCTAATCTATCAACTAATTACATTAAATTTCTTGAACAAGTAGTTAGTAGCAATCGTAAAGCTAACAAGTTATTGTATGATACAGAAGCAGGAACTACTACAGGTGATAGTTTTAATATATTAGAAAGAGGTTTTAGTCCTCAAGAAATATATAATAACCAAGCTCAATTTGAATCCGATTTAATTAATCTTAAAAAGATTCCTAAGAGTGAAGCAGAAAGAATTTCTACTATTTTAACTAATACTGAAACTATAATAGAACCTGAAGATATATATGCTGAAATAGCAAATGATAGTTCTTCTCTTAAATATTCTCAAGTATTAAAAGATCTTAAAAAAGATAAACGTTTTTCTAAATATCTTGAAAACAACGTATTTAATAATATAGCACAGAATGGTTTAAAGTTAGCTGCTCGTCATACTAACAATAAATATTTTGGAACTAATGGTTATTTAATTGCAGATGGTTTATCTAAAGCAGTTAAAAATGGCGACATTACTTCAGATCAATCTATAGATGCAGCAGTGTTTTTCAGAGATTATCAAAAAATGTTATCTGGTACATATAACGTAGTTACTAATAAAACTTATAACCGTATGATGAATATAGGTACAACTTATGCTTCATTAAACTTCCTTGAGTTGGCCGCTGTTTCTTCGTTTCCAGAGTTTGCTACAGTACTATTGCACAATAATGCTAATTCAGAACCCTTAAATGTTTTAGCAAGACAAGCTAAAGAAGCAGGCAAGGAGATAGCTAATAGTGTTAGAGAATTATCTTCAAACCTAACTGGTGGACATGTGTCTATGAAAGAATATGGTAACAATAGAGCTAAGTTAAGACAAATAGGTTTTATGTCAGAACAAACTGCACCTGCTGCCAGAGTAGGAGCAGAATACTCTCCTAATCAGGCAAGAGTAATGCAAATGTTTTTTAATGCAATACAATTAAACTCCTCTACTAACTTTTTTAGAGGTGTAGCAATGTCTAATGCAGAAGATCACATTAACAGTTACATTGCTCAAGCTGCGGTACACTACCCTATAGATAGAGATTCTAAAGGTAAATTATTAGAACCTAATAAATTATATTCACAAGCAGTTAGGGAACTAGACGACCTAGGTATTCCTGGAGAAGCTATAGCTACTATGGCTTATCAAGCAAATGTTGTAAAGTTAGATCCTGGTGCTAATAATAGTTTAAAAAAGAGTTTAGATCAATATATAGATATAGGTATCTTGAATTACGTAGATCAAAGGATTATGACTCCACGTAAAGGTAATAGAGCTAAATGGCTTAGCGACCCTAGGTTTAGATTAGTTGCTACTTTTACAGGGTATATCTCAACAGCAACTACTACTTTACTCCCCAAGATATACAAGAACCTTGGTGGCAAAGATAGATTACCTGTTGAAAGAGTTAACTCAATTAAAACAATAGTGGCTATGATGGTAATGGCTTATTTAGCAATTGGATTAAAAAGTGCTATTAAAGGTATAGACGAAGATGAAGAACAAGAATTAGAACCTAAAGACTTTTTAAGGATTCTTTCTCAATCTGGCTTGACTGGATTAGCAGATAGACCTTTACAAGCATTAATGCCTTTTTCAAACCCAAGAACTAATATTGGAGATGCATTTAATAATATAAACATGAACTTAGGTAGTTTAGCTAATCAAATTATTGGACAATCTCCAATTATAGCTAATATAGATCAGGGAATTATTGGAGCAACTCGCTCTGCTATTGACCCAAAAGACAACAATGCCTTACGTAATCTCACTAGTACAGTGCCTCTTGTAGACACACTATTAAAAGAGAGGCTAACACCGTATCAGATGAAGGAGAAATAAATGGCTGGTAAAACTTATATAAGAAACCAAGGAGGAGTACCAGAAGGTGCTCTTCCTAAACAAAAGAATCCAGACGCTATTCCTATAGGTCCAGTATCAACCTATGAAGGAGATATGGATATAGAATTAGCTGAAAAATTAGCTTCTATGCCTGGTTATGAAAATGATCCTAATGTAAAAGCATATAATGCTTATAAAAGTGGAATACCTTCTAAAGAAATGCAAGAAGAAATTGTAGACTTTGAGCAATCTGCTTTTGGCCCATTGGTTGAAACAGGAGAACCTGTTACTGAAAATACTGAAGTTAATTCAATACTAGATAATGCATTCAGTGAAGACCCTATTGAAAGAGAAACATTAACTTTTGATGAAAGACAAATAGGTATAACAGGAGAACCTATTGCTAACAAAACAGTAAATGAGCAAGCTAGAATTGAAGCTATTAAACAAACAAAAACTTATAGACAAAATAATGTTGCATCTAAAATTAAACAAGCAAATGAAATAGATGAATTACTTAAACAAGAAAATATGCCTTTAGCTACAAGAGAAAGAGCTGTTGGTTTTATTGGCAGTATAAGTTCTTTTCTTTCAGGTGTTGATATTATTGACCCTAAAATAGGTCCTGTAGAAAATGGGTTAGGTAGAATAGTTAATAAAATAAATGAAAAAGAAGAAAACTCTAACAATTTATTAAATGGTCCTGCTACTGCTCTTTTAATTACACAATCTTTAGTTAATGATTCAGTTATGTTAGCTGGAAAAGCAAACAGACAGGCTTTACCTGAAGAAAATGTTTTAGATAATATTTTTGAAATGGCAGGTTTACAGGCAATAGAATCTTCAGATATGGTTGCTTTTCATGATCAAGAAGGTTTAACGGGAGTTAAAGAAGGAGACTTAGGTAGAGTATTATTACAAGGTGTAAGTAAGGCTGTTCAACAAGCTAAAGGTAACTCTGAAGGTATTTCTTTTGATAAAGCGGATGCATCTTCTTTAGAACAAGGTCTTGTAGATCAAGGGTTATTAGTAAGAGCCCCTTATGTTGTACTTAACAGTAAAGGTGAACCTACTAAAAAAAGAAAAGATTTAGCAGAAGAACATACGGCTTTGTTTATGACTAGGCAACTTTATGATGCTATTGGAGACTTTAAAGATATTCCTCAAATGAATACTCCTAAATTAGGGGCACAGGCAATTACAGATCCAGAAGGTGGTGCTATAAGTGAAGGTAAGTATTATAAGCCTAGATCTAAACGAGCACCTAAAGGTTTACCTGATCAAAGAAAAAGTAAAAGTAGTAATGTGTTTACTAGGTTTTCTTCTATGTTCAGAAAAACTTTTAGAGCACATGATACAGAAGTATTAAATGTTCAGGCTGCACAAATAACTGCCTTATCTAAATACATAAGAACACCAATTGATCAAAGATCTAACTTACCTCCCTTTATTAAAGTAATGGCTGAAGATATGGCTATACAACATAAAGTAAAATTAGACAGAGTTAATCCAAATCCAACTAATAAAAAGGAACAATTAGCATATTATAATGCTGTTCAAAAAATTAATGGTGTAAGTAAACAAATAGCTGATGCTGCTAATTTACAAAAAGATTTACCACTAGGTCACAGATTAGGTGATGCTGTATTTAGTACACTAGATAGTTTTCGTCAACATATTACTGCGTTTAATTCTTCTGAACAAAACAGTAAAGCACATAGATCTAGCTTAAGGGGTCATGATAGATATATTCAAAGAAATAGAATATTGAATTCTAAATCTGATTCAACTCCTTTAATTAGTAAATCTGATTTAGCTAACTTTAAATCTGCAATTAGACAAAAAGGTAATATAACTCAAGATCATTATGAGATAGCTTTCTTGCTGTCGGCTGGAAGAAATTTATTTAAGGAGACCCGTAATTTACCTGACAGTGAATTAATATATAGGATAACTCCAGCTGCATTAAAAAACTTTGCATCAAAATCTAAAGCTTTTAAAGATATAAACACTCTTATGTTAAATCCTAAAAACTTAGAATTATTACTTTCAGATCCCTCAAAGCTTATTATTCCACCTGAATTTTTAAGTGATATTAATACAACTGAAATTAAATCTGCTTTAGATTTAGCCACAGGTGTTGATAAAAAACATGCAGGTCAAACCCAACAGCTAATAACTGCTATTGATACTTATATTAACACAGACCCAAATAAGACTATGGCTAAGTTACATTCTTTAGATTTAGCAGATATGAGTTCAGCGGGTAGATTACAGGCCTTAGTTCATGCAGGTTCTTCAAAAGGTGCTCAACTTGTTAAGTATATGGGTTGGTTCATAACTCAATCATCTACTTCACCAGAAAGTAATCAACCTATAATAGATGGCCTTGAATATACTAAAAATAATCCTCGTATGTTCACTATGAAGAATGTTATAGATGTATTAAAATTAAAACATTTAGACAAAAGAGAGAAGGGTGAGGAAAATACTATTGAAATTCTCATTTCAAATATTTTAGAAGAAGCTTTAAACACAACTAAAGCACCAGAGTATGCTGATTCTATTGCCAAGTTATCTAATCTAGTTTTAGATTATGGCATGGGCTTACCTGGAGCTACTGAAACAATGTTAAAAAGTTTTAGTGACTTTATACAAGAATATCAAAATGATTATATTTCATCTGGTGGAAATGTAGATAACTCTCCAGTAACTAAGCTTAACGATCATTTATATTCTCAAAACTTTACTATGGAAGACGTTAAAGAAGGTTTATTTGATTCTTTTTCTACAGCTCTCGTAGAAACTTCTAATTTAGGTTATGCTCAAGCTTTACAGCAAACAGCAAAAGCAGCTGCTATGTTAAATATACCTCTTGTTTTTACAGGACATGATGGTCAGTCTATGCATGTAGGTAAAGTAGGTCGTAAACCTATATTTGGTGAATCAGTAATTATTAGAGGTAAAAAAGATTCTTTTGAAGTACCTTCTGAAGGTGAAATTCAAGATTTACCTGCTGCTGCTTCAGATCCATCTTTTATAGATGCTACAGGAACTTATTCTGAACCAGGACCATATACTGCTGCTGCTCAAGCGCTAGGTCCCTTTTTAGGTATTTCTACAGAAAGAGCGTTAGTTACTACTGCTTTTGATATTTTAGCAGAACGGTTAGGTTTACAAGAAGACATTATATTAGATATACATGATCAAATTGGTATGGCTCCTCTTGAGAGTATGATGTTTCAAGATATACTTAACTCAGATGCTTTAAGAAAGGTTTTAAAACATGATTTACCAAAGAAAACAATGTTAGACATGGAAGTTAGAATTAAATCTAGACTTAATAAGTTATTAGAGCAAGACTCTATGGTGTTAGGTCCAGATTCTGATTTTGCAGAACTTACAGAATACTTTGATATGTCTTACAATAGATTAATAGATGAAGAAAGTTCTATGCGTGAGATTAAATCGCCAGAAGGTCAAAAAGCTCGTAGGAAACGTTTGATAAGGCAGAAAAATGAACTGAAGGATGCTTATGATAAGAAATTATGGGCACCTAAAGATCCTCGTAAAGTAATGGATTTTGATTTTAAAGAACAACCTAGATCTAATCAAGTTAGTTTTTCAGTTGAACCTAAATCATTTGTTACTTGGTATGTAATGCATATATTTAAGCCTGCTAAAAGTTCATCGGATAAGAACGTTACTAGTTTAGGACAAGGTGTTACTAATTTAGTAGAAGATATGGCTAAGAGTAATCAAGATACACAGTTCTTTATGAAGTCTGGTAATTAATAAAAATTTAAAAACCCCCTTATACCTTTATGGTATTGAGGGGGTTTTTTATTTTATTTGTTTAGATCTTCATAACTTTGCATTGCAGCTTTGTATAAAGGCTCTACTTTTCTACGAGCTTCTTTTTCAGATATACCTAGACCATTTATTTGATCTTGAACGTTGCGTTCTCGTATTTGCTCTATGGCATATTTTGGACCTTTAGGTGAGTATAGCATATCATCTGGTATTATTATACCTACTTTAGCCATATCAGTTTGCCAGTCTTTATCATCTACAGGTAAACCTCGTAGTGCGTCTTTATTATAAGATTTCATTATATCATTCCTTCTTTCCAGTGGACTTCATCGTCCACGAATACTTGTCTAATTATTGCTAAAGCACCTAGTATAGTTGGTATTGCAAATATTATTAATGCTATCATTTTAGTTATTCTTTCTTTGTTAATATACCGTTGTGTGCTAAGAACAGATCATACTGTTCTGCACCTATAGTGGCATCATCTTGTTTACTAATAAAATAATTACGCATGTTTTCTCTGTTGTATGCGTAGGTATCTGGATCAATACCTTCGATCTCACAGTAGCGTTCATCAGTCATTAGTGGTTGTTTATTTTTACTAAGTAAGTACCGATCACGCAAAGCAAACCAATTGTAATGTGTTTTGTTTGTCATGTTTCACCTATGAAAAGAAGTTACGTGAACCAATGACTTCGAATATATCTAGGTCACCGAGCTTTGGTACTTCTATAGTGCAGTTGTTATGTGTTATACAATCTTTAACTGCTTCCAAGGGGTTATCGTTGCTGTACATCTCAACGAATTTTTCTTGTGTTATTTGTTTTAATAATTCAACATCAGAGGCATGGCAACTAAAGCTATCATGTACTGCTCCGAAGTTGATACCGAATTTATCTATCACTAATGCCATGTGAGTAGCATCCTGTGAATGAATGTAGTTAGGAGAGATACCTGCGCTAGCTTCTCTTCTGTTTGTTGTATCTAAGTATATCTTAGCTACATGGTTAATACGCCCTGGTTGTTTAGATGCGCCGCCAATTACTCCTCGTAAGGTAGACTTACAAGTGTCTTGTCGTGTAGCATTAACCTTGTATATTACAGGGAATCCTGACTTAGTCATCCATCTAATATCATCACCCGCATAACCTTTAACTAACACTAGTTTACATTCAGCTAACTTAGAGTTAATCTTGTTTAAAGCTAGTGTGTTTTCTACAGTAGGATTAGCTCTTTGTTCTTTGTTAGCTTGTCGAGCTTCTTTCTTTAACTTACTTATAGCAGAGTTAGATATCTTGTTGCCATCAGGGTCTTGATACTCGAAAGTACCTAGCTCCCATTGCGCTAAGTCTTGTAGGAACTTCATTGTTGTCTGGGACCCAGGACATACATGTTCAATAGCCTTAAGTATATGTGGAGCTAATTCATCACAATCAATTTGAGTTATATTATATTGTTCATCAGCACCAGCTTGTACACAATCAGAGTACATAGACTCCGCTATTGTTTGTGCACCTGCAGAGTAGGCTCTTGTCATTGTAGCTCTCTTAGAGATTAACTTACGTATCTCTGCATAAGACATAGGTCTGTTTACAAAGAATTCAGGTGCTAACTCTACTATTTTTTGAGCTACCTTAACATACAAGTCATGTGGCACTTCACTGTCTTGTAGTGCTACTAAGTTACCTGTCTTGTTATCTCTAGATAGTGCAGCTGAGTGTTGATATCCGTTACAAGTACCATCAATAGCTACAGGTATACTTGATGTAGGCATTTCACCTGCATCTTCCATGTCCGCTATATCACACCATTCTAAACAACAAGCTAAGAACACTACAGGTTTCTCACAATTATGTAGTATACCTTTATTAGCAGTGTCCTCAATAAGATCCCAGTTATTATTAAACCAGTTTATTCTATCTTCAAGTGAAAACTTATCTACACTTATAGTATCTATGCCTTCTTTGTTTAACATATTATAGTAGTCTTCTTCTACCCAACCAGGTATCTTATCTACGTCATACTTTTCATTATATGAATTAGCAGTATGTATAGCTAAAGCTCTCTTACCTTCACTATCTATTAGTCTTGATTCACTGAAGGACATTAAGCCTCTAGCCATATCGTTACCTTGATAGTTCATATAAGGTTCTTTATAGTACACTCTACCTCTGTAATCTAGATCTACTAGTGAGTAAAACTTAGGCCATTCAGCTAGTTGTTTAGCTTTACCTAGAGTAGTCTTTATCTCTGCACGTTTAGCTCTTACCTGTAAAGGTCTTAAAGTCTTTTCCCATTCTTTAGCTATAGTATTATACGCTTGCTTATTAATAGAAGAAGGTTTCTTTTGATACTTCTCATATGCAGTCTTAAGCACTGACTTAGGTATAGCATGTTCGTACATTGGAGTATCTTCTGGTAGTATATCTTCAAGCTTATCTATTAATACAGATAATACTTTAGGATTTATTTTCCATGAAGTTTGTTGTAAGTTATTTACTGCACGAACAAAGGCAGAGTTAATATAAGTATTATTGAATGCATCCTTTTGCTCTTGAGGGGCAGAGATACCCCATCGTTTTATTAAGGGATAATTCTTAGGTTGCATTATATTACTTATGTCTTCAGGTATTTCGTCTACTGTATATACGAGTAATCCTTTACTCTCGATAAGCTTAAACTCACCTATCTCTTCCCAACGAGAAGTTGGTTCAATCATATAAGGTGCTTGTGCATTGTATGCACCAAAGCCTTCTGCTCTCTTAACAGTAATAAAACCTGATTGTACATAGGCTTCTAGCACGAGATCACCTGTTCTTATTGACTGGTGAAAGCTACACTTAGCGTTAAAGTATTTAGTGAATACATGTTCACCAATACCCGTACTTACTTGTGTAACTTTAGCTAGACCTATGGGTTGTTCAGGATATTCTCTTGTAAAGTTAGAGGACATCTTATCGAAAGCTACTTGTACTATATTAGGTAAGCTTTCCTTAAAGCTAGTTATAGTACGTAATATCTGAGCACCCTTATTTGCTTTAGGGTTATTCATATTTACACTAGAAACTTTAGTTATTAGATAATCCACCACTTCATTCAGAGGGTCTTTCATGTTATCTTCCATTGGGTATTCCCTTTTAATAATGGACTTCAATTATAGATTAAGGCCGTCCAACATATCATCATACAATCCATCTTGTAATCTACCTGTATCATAATCAAACTTACAAGTACCTGCTGGACCTGTCTTACCAGTATATCTTGATTTTAATACTGAAAGTTTAATTGTGTTTCTTTCTTCTTCTTGATCTGCAGTTATATTACGAGCAAATGCTAGTATGTCATGTGATATTTGTTTGATAGAACCAGAACCACGTATATCATCTACAGTAGGTAATCTACCTTCTTCAAATGATTGACCTGTAGTAGACATCTTACGTAAGTGAGACACTAAGCCTATCCAAACGTTATGTTGTTTAGTTATTCTTAGTAGATCATTCATTACTTTATCTATAGCTTCGTTACCCGTTAGTCCATCGGAACCTTCAGATACTAGTATAGTTATGTGATCGATAAACAAGTACTTACAACCAGATAGTGCCATATATTCTAGCTGAGATATAATACCATTAGCCATAGAACCACAGTGATCTAAAACTAATACTCTATCTTTAAACTTATCAAAACCTACTCTGAGTTCATCTAACTCTATTTTATCTGCAGCAGGATTTTTATTTATTACCATACCTGCAAGCTTACGTGTGGTTTCAGCGGGACTTTCTTCCAAAGCTATAATACCTACTTTATCATTTGTCTTATCAATAATATCTAATACTATTTCTCTGAGCATAGTAGACTTACCTGCACCTGTACCTGAAACCCATAGACTTATTTCACCCAGCCTCATACCTTTAATCTTATCATTTAAACCTGAGAAACATTTCGGGTAAGGTAAAGATTCAATATCATTATACTCTATTAGTTTACCCCACAAGTCTTCACCAGTAAGAATACCTTGAGGACTATATTGTTGGGCATCCCATATACCTCTTAATAATATCATGTGACCTGATTCAGTTAAAGCTTCTGAAGCATCTTTGTGTTGTGTCTTAGCTACCTTTACTTTATCAAAGCCAATAGCATTAGCTAACTTATCTACCGCTATCTTACCTGCTTCGTCTGTATCTATAAACAATATTACTTCTTCAAATGATCTTAAGTAATCTCTGTTTTCTACCACAGCCTTTAAATTAGAAGCAGAAGGTATTGATACTACAGGATAGACTACACCTGTACTATACTTACTATATGCTTCAGCTACTGCTAGTGTATCTTCTTCACCTTCAGTGATAACAATACGCTTGCCACCACCTGAAAAGATGTTCTGACCGAATAAAGTAAGAGGTAATTTACCTTCTACTCTAAAGTCTTTAGGGAACAATCTTTTCTTACTACCAACTACTACATTGTTTTCATAGTAAGGATAGTATACTGCGCTAGTACCTCCTGATGAAGATACTTCTCGCTTAACACCAAACATCTCACATATCTTACTAGATATATTGCGTTCAGCTGATGTACCAAAGGGTAAAGACTTTATTGGTACAACAACACTTTCTTCTTTATTATTAAATGCCTTCTTATTA